CAAAGAAAGTGGATCGGTTTTCGTTTCAACTTCCCACTTCGGATCGTAAAGCATCCTCTCTTTCCCTCTCGGCTGTTCGATGAACTTTGTGAGCGGGCACCGTGAAGATGCCCGCCTGCAAAGGTCATGCGGCGATTGCTTGGTTATGTTTTTCAGCGATGGCCCTGGCGCTCGCGACCAACCAGTCGGGGTGTTCATTCTTTTCCCCGAGCAACGCATCCGCCAATTCATGAAGCGCGCCGCCGCCTGCGCGTTGCGTCAGGCAAACGCCGCCCTTCACCAGTTCGTGGCAGCCCTTGAAGCGGTTGAAGATTTGGAAGCCGCGATACTCGATGGGCTTTTTGTCGGTCGTGTAGCCCTCCGGGCCGTAGTCGGTCGTATGCGGCTTGTGCCAGGGGTTTCGATATTTGAACTTCGCGCCCATCACTTCCCTCCAACGGCTGTTCGATGGAGGGAGACTACAGGAATTTAGGTAGGTGTCAACCTAAAAATGGGTGAGGGCAGGCAAAAAAAGAGGGGCGGTTTCCCGCACCCCCGGCTGGTGACCTGGTTATGGCCTATGCGGCCCGGCTCTTTCGCCCAGATTTGCCCTTGGATGCGTTTTTAGGAGAGGGCGGTCCAGCGAGACGTTCCAGCGCGGAAATCGCCTCTATGAGCCTCGTATCGGCAACGGCTGACAATGTGGTCTCAGCGCGCTCCCGTAAATTTTCGGGGATAACGACCTCGGGCGGGTCACCATACAACAGCCAAACCCTGGTGGTCGTTAAAGTTTCTGCTAATTCGTTGATAAACCGTGGATTTTTGACCTTACCGGCACATACGTTCTGCATGGTTTGCTGGCGAATTCCAATCTCTTTGGCTGCGGCGGATTGACTCATACCGGTCTTATCCAGCCGGGCCTTTACACGGTTGGCAAATGCTTCCGGGTCCACGTCCCTCATAGCGACGAGTCTACCGAATTTTAGGTGGCCCTCAACACACAGAGTTTTAGGTTGCATTTCACCTAAAAGTGGGTAATGTGGCCTCATGTCGAACGAAGCACTACGCCGGGCTTGCGAGGCCGCCGGAGGGCAAAAGCCCTTGGCCGACCAGATTGGGACAACGCAATCGCAGGTCTGGTATTGGCTGGAACGATCCAAAAAGGGCGTGCCGGGCGAGTTCGTTTTGCCGATTGAGCGGGCGACTGGCGTATCCCGCCATGAACTTCGCCCCGACCTGTATCCCTTGGAAGAGGCCCGCGTTTGATGGGCCGGAAAACGCAAAATCTGTCCCATGGGCGAGCCCCCGGCTTTCATTACGTCGAAAGCCTACGCCCTGAACTATTTGCACGCGAAGAAATAAATTCCCGCCCCGGTGCATATCGGGGACATAAACAACCTGTGACTGGCCATTACCGCGCAAAAGTGGTAATGGGGTGCAACACCACAATACCTCTGATCCAGAGTTCTCGCGGCGGCGTGGAAGGACACGCCACCAGTCGCAATGGCGGGCCAGTCGGTAACCGTTCTCATGATTGCGCATGCACGGCGCCTGCTGGAGCCGGTTTCGAGTCCGGCCCGCGAGAAACCATCCAGAGTTCGGCGCGGCGATTGCACCCCTCCTTCCGCAGCGGAGGGGGTGAGCCATGGGCAACCACGGCTTCGCGCCGCGCCGGAACCATTCCCCACGTCCAACACGACCGTCGTTTCCTCCCAGGGCGTGGAAACTTGACCCCGGCTGCGCGGACTCAACGCTGCACAGCCGGGGTCTTTTTTGCCGTGCGAGGGGGACTGCACGGCAAAACCCAATCGGTTCATGTTCATGCGTATCGAGGGGACAAGTCATGTTGCAAAGAGTACCGAGTTCGCAGAATTCCGCGAGAAATCGCGCTTCCGCAAACGGCAGTGAATCCACTGCCGCATCCGACAATGACGATTCAGATTGGTTCGGCTCTATTGGCCGGACCTTGCTCGGCAAGGATGCGGGCTTCGCGCTGCATCTTCTCACCGGCACGCCAGAGGGCAGTTGCTACAAATACGTCACGACGCAACCAGCATCCCGCCGGCAGCCGCCGGGCTGGCTCATCGTTCAACTCTTACGCACAGATCAAGGCCGCACTTGGCTCAATGCCTTTATGGATGGCAGCGAGGCAGAGTGGTGGTGCGACTTCCAACGTGCGCAACGGATAGCGGAGGCAATACGTGCGGTCGATTGAAACCAACTTATATTTTTTGGAGGGCGGCGACCGCATCAAGATCGGTATCACCAAAAACCTGACCGAAAGAGTTGCTGAGTTGCAGCGGCAAAACGGTAAGGAGTTGCGGCTGCTTTGCGCCATCAAAGGGTCTTGGCACCTTGAGCAACACATTCATCGTGTTCTAGCCGACCACAGATTGCACGGGGAATGGTTTAAAAACTGCAAAGAGGTCCACGACGTTATAGACGCGTTGAAAACAAAAGGCCCTGAGGCAATAGGATTTGTTGGGCCGCGCAAACCAAAAAAGAAAGTGAGGCCGTTTGTCCCTTCGCCTCCTCAGCCGTTCCATATCTTACTCGGCAATCTAATTGATTTGATGTGGCCGCATGAAGGATTAGCGAGATTGTCCGACTTTTCTGAATACCCGGAAGATGTTTGCAGGCAATGGCTTTCCGGTGAAGCTGAAATGCCAAGATTGATTCGAATGGCGTTTGCGTCTGAGATTATCACGTGGATGTTTGAAGAAGACAAACGCAGGCGCGCAAGCGCAGCGTGCGCGTGATTGCGCGCGAATAAGGGAGAGCACGATGGCTTTCTATGTGGGGCAGAAGGTGACACCGAACGGGCGAAGTTCGGCGGGCAATGAGTTGGGCCGAAAATTAGCGCGCAGCGGAATTAGCGCACCAAAGTTCGGTGACGTGGTGATAATCAAAACCATAAACGTTTGGCACAGAGTCACACTTTTAACCTTCGTCGAACACGACAATTTTCATTTATCGACGAACGGATATGAGCCCGGGTTTAACGCTGAATGCTTTAGCCCCATCGTCGAACGCAAAACCGACATTTCGATCTTCACTAAAATGCTCAATCCATCGAAGCAATCGGTGGATGCATGACCTGGACCACCGAGCGCATTGATCTACTCCGCGAGCTGACCAAGACGGGATCAAACGCCTGGATTGCGCAAGAAATCAATCAGCGGACGGGATCGCGATTTTCACGCAACTCAATAATTGGCAAGAAGCGCCGCATGGGGCTTGAAAGCGCTGGGCCACCGGGCACGAAAAACGGCGAAACAGTTGAGCACAAGAAACGCAGCTCGGATTCTGGATTACTAAACAGGCTGACCCAAAAAAAGAAATCCGCTCCCATTATTGCTCCAGAGGATTTGTCTGATTTCCTCGGCATTGAGTTTTTCGATTTAAGGCCGAACCAGTGCCGCTTTCCGCAAGGGACCGCAGCGCCTTATCTGTTTTGCGGACAGCCCATTAAATGCGGAAGCTATTGCGCCTATCACCATCGGCTTTGTTACAACGGCATTCCTGAAAGGCCGGTCAAACGAACGCGCGGAATGCTGTCAGAAATATGGGGTGACGTATGAGCATCATGGAAGTTCGCGAACAGAGAATATTTCGAGCGTCACCTGTCACTGACTTGGGGATAGACCTGCGGCGGGGAAAATCAGCCGGGGTCAAGGGCTACGGCTGGAAGCGAACACCGAAGATGCCGACACAAGCACCTTACGACGACCGGAAATGCGCGAGGTGCAAACCCATGTCGGTGCAGTTTGTGGAGCGACAAAAGCCGACAATAAACGAAATCCAGGAAGCCGTTTGCGTTCTTGCAAATTTACAAGTGAGCGAACTTATCTCGGAATGCAAGGAGCGGCAAATCTGCGATTACCGACAAATCGCGATGCTCCTGGCGCGAATGCTGACCACGAAAAGCCTGCCGTTTATCGGCCGCCAATTCGGGAATAGGGATCACACGTGTGTTTTCCATGCAGCGCGCAAATACAAGCCCGTGGAAAATCACCTGAGACAGACCATGTCGGATCGTGCGGGGGTCATGGATTGGGCGTTTGCGGCGGTGTCGTATGCGCGCAAAGAGTTTCCAAAGTTTGGAGAGCCGCGCGGCTGAGAGAACACCATGGCGAGGGCAGACACTTTCAATTGCAGCGATAGGCAGGTGGCATGAATGCGCCGCGCCAATACATCCACGGCACTCCGAGCGACGCCGAAATTTTGATGTTGTGGCGTGGCGGCAAGGACACGTTGGACATTGCGCGTCAGCTATGGGTTCCAGAGGATCACATAGCCAATCGACTGCCGCACATTCTGTTGCGTGACCGGCAAGACCAAGAATGGAATTTTGACCGTATCGCTAGATGAGCAACAGAAAAATACTGCAATGCAGAATAAGAACTTGGTGACCTATGTTGACCGACCTTTTGTGCTTCCCGTTACGGCTTCGGTTGTTATCGAGCTTCAAGGCACACCCGTTGCCAAGGGCAGACCGCGCTTCGGACGCGGACGGGTATGGACCCCGCAAAAGACGCGCAATTTCGAAACTGATCTCAAATGGCAAGCCAAGCTGGCGATGCACGGTCGTAAGCCGATTGAAGGGCCGGTCAAGGTAGACATGCTGGCACTATTTGAAATCCCCAAGAGTTGGCCGGCGCGAAAAAAGACCGACGCGCTTAACGGAGTCGTGCGACCGACTGGAAAACCAGATATCGACAACCTTCTAAAGACAGCCGCCGACGCATTAAACGGAATCGTATGGGTGGATGATGCTCAGATTGTCATTGCGTCGATCAGCAAGCGTTACAGCGATAAGGCGATGCTGCGGATCATGGTGGAGGCTGTCTGATGGCGCGCATCCGCACTGTGAAGCCGGGATTTTGGAAGCATGAGGCTCTTAGTGAGTTGCCCGAAGCAACACATATGCTCGCGTGCGCGCTCCTCAATTACGCGGACGATGATGGTTACTTCAACGCCAACCCGAAGCTCGTTAAAGCCGAGTGCTGCCCACTCCGTGAGCCATCAGTGAGTATTCAGGACAGCCTCAATCAACTCTCAAACATAGGTTGGCTGAGGCTCGGCATCGGTTCTGATGGTCGTCGGTACGGTCACATCGTCACATTTGCTGAACACCAGGTCATCAATAGAAAAACTGAAAGTAAAATCAAGGATTTGAAAATTGATTGGGAAAATTCAGTGAGTGCTCACGCACAACTCACTGAGCCCTCCCACCTGGAAGGGAATAAGGAAGGGAAGGGAAAAGGAAAGGATATTCGGGCGGTCGCTGACGCGACACGCCCCCGGAAGAATTTGGAATTCGAGGAATTTTGGAAAGCCTACCCCAGAAGGCAGGGAGCAAACCCAAAGCACCCCGCTCGAAAGAAATTCGAGGCTTTCGTCAAATCTGGAATCTCCGCTGAGACGATCATATCGGCGGCCAAGTCTTACGCCGCCGACGAACGCAAGCTTAACCATGTGGGCACGCCCTATGTGGCGCAGGCGGTGACGTGGCTCAATCAACAGCGGTTCGAGGACTATCAGCCGAAAAACGGGGGTGGAACGGGGCCGCCGCCGGGCATGACACCGGAGGAAAAGGCAGCGTGGGCGCGGGATCAAATGATGTTGGAGCAAGGCGATGTGGAAAACGAAAAAGGAAAAAACGGAAGCGGCGATAGCGGCGGAAGCCTACTGGAAGCAGGCGACGGATTTTGTGCGGCGCATCACTGATGACCCGGAAAGCCCACCCTGGTTCATCGTCACAGATGACACCGCCGAACAACTTAAGTCGTGGGAACGCTATTTCGATTGGCGTCTCGGTTTCCAACCTTGGGGGATGAAGATGCTAAAACGCCAGCAAATAAACCAGTTTTTGACGCCGTGCGAGTGGCCGGAATGGTTTGACGCGCGGTTTCAGTCGAAGGCGTCGGCGTAGCAGCATCGTCCGAAAGTGGGGATAGGTGCCACGTGAAACAAAAACGGAAGTGAGAATGGCAAAGGCACATAAAATCGAAGTCGGTCGCCCTACACCGGAACGATTACGCCACGCCGGCAACGCCTACGAGGTGGCAGAGTCGAGGGGCAGCGCCGGCACCATGACCATGCGGGACTGCCCATTGGAGCGGGCTTTTGGGCGCGGTCAACTTGAGGAGCGGGAATACCAGGCGGGCATCAAATTTCGTCACCATTGGTTTCATGCCGGGATGGCGGGGCAGATAACATCGCTCGATATGGACCGGGTATTTGCCCGCGACCTTTCCTCAATGGGGCACATGCCGAAGTCGGAAAAGCAGCTATTCCACAGACAGAGATACCGAGAGGCGTGCGACGAAATGGGGCAAAGGCAGTCGCAAGCGGTGGAGGACTGTGTTTGTGCCGAGATTGAGTTCGAAAAAATAGGCCGCAAATTCGGCTTTAACAACGATCCACAAGCGCGCGCTTGTGCGGTGACTCTGATCCGAGACGGCCTTTATCGGCTGGCCAAAATTTGGGGGCTATGACCGGATGACCACGGGCAGGAATTTTCCCCTTGACAGCGTAACGCGAAACAGCCCTAATTCGGCATTCTCCAACATTGCGGGTTTTTAGGGCGGCCCTAGCCAAGCGCCGAAATTCAATTAAAGGCAGAGATGCCGTGGTTTTGAAAACAATCAAAGGAAATCAAAATGTCGCGCGGCGGTAAGCGCGACGGGTCCGGCCGTAAGAAAGGGGCGTTGACAAGGCGAACCCGAGAAGTTGCCGAGCGCGCTTCGGCAGAGGGCAAGGCACCGCTAGAGGTTATGCTAGACAACATGCGGCATTTTCAGCAGGTAGCGCTTGACGCGGAGGCTGTTATCGAGGGCTTGAGTGCTGAAGAGGTGAGCGGGCGCGATATGAACCCGGAAGAGCAATTCAAGCTGCTTCTCTCGCAAGTCAAGAAAGCTGCTGGGCTGCGGCAAATGGCGCACGAATGCGCGAGAGACGCTGCGGCTTATATGCATCCGAGGCTTCAATCAATTGCGCATACCGGCGAGGATGGCGGCCCGATCAAAACAGTAACGCGCGTGGAAATCGTTCCCGGTGACAACAGCAAGGGTTGAGCTTCCCCCGAAGCTTGTTCCTGTCTTTGAAGGTCAGGCCCTATATCGGGGAGCCTATGGCGGACGCGGTTCAGCCAAGACCAGATCATTTGCCAAGATGGCAGCGGTCTGGGGCTACAAGTTCGCGATGGAAAACCTACCCGGTGTGATTGTCTGTGGCCGGGAGTTTATGAACTCGCTGGATGACAGCTCTCTTGCCGAGGTCAAGGCGGCTATCGAATCCGAGCCATGGCTGAGCGAACACTACGACGTTGGCGACAGATACGTTCGCACCAAGGACCGCCGTATTGAGTTCGCGTTCATTGGTCTTAGGCATAACCTCGACAGCATCAAGTCGAAGTCACGCATTCGATTGTTATGGGTGGATGAGGCCGAGCCGGTATCGGAAACGGCTTGGATGAAAGCTATTCCGACCGTTCGTGAGGATGGCTCGGAAATCTGGGTCACATGGAACCCTGAACGTAAGAAGAGTGCGACGCACAAAAGGTTTCGGGAAGACCCGCCGGCAGACGCCAAGATCGCTGAGATGAACTGGCGTGACAATCCTTGGTTTCCTGAGACGTTGGACAAGATCAGGACGGAAGACCTGAACAAGCGCCCAGATCAGTATGATCACATCTGGGAGGGCGGGTTTGTTACGATTGTCGATGGTGCGTACTACGCCAGGTGTTTGAGCGAGGCGAGACAGCAAGGCCGAATCGGCAGGGTGCCGAAAGACCCGCTGATGCGGATGCGGGCATTCTGGGACTTGGGCGGTCGCGGGATGAAGTCCGACGCGACTGCGATCTGGATAGCACAATTCATCGGCAAGGAAATCAGGGTTCTCGACTATTACGAGGCTGTTGGCCAGCCCATTGCGGCTCACATTGATTGGCTTCGCTCTCGAAAGTACGAGAATGCGCTTTGTGTACTACCGCATGACGGCGCGCCGGTTAATCCTATTGCCGATGCAAGCTGGCAGACCGCGCTAGAGGCGGCAGGGTTTGAGACTGAGGTAATTCCCAATCAGGGAACTGGTGCGGCCCGGCAGCGTATAGAGGCGGCGCGGCGGCGGTTCTCAAGTATCTGGTTCAATGAGGCGACCACAGAGGCGGGGCGCGAGGCGCTTGGCTGGTATCACGAAAAGAAATCCGATGATGACCGTGAGGTCGGGCTTGGACCGGAGCACGATTGGTCAAGCCATGGCGCGGATGCGTTCGGCCTGATGTGCGTGGCCTACGAAGAACCGCGCTCGAAGGTCAGCGTGACAGAACCAGACGACGAATGGGTCGTTTAAGTCTTCACAAACTTTGCTGTTTGCCCCGCTTCGGCGGGGTTTTTTATTGGGATGAATAAATGGCAGAGCGGCTAGAGGAGCAAGAACTAAAAGCTCTGCTGTCGAACGAAATCCGTTCGGCCATTACATATGACGATACCGAGCTGTCGAAGAAGCGCGCCAAGGCGATGGAATACTATCGCGGGCAGATGGACGACACGCCGGCAATGGAAGGTCGCTCATCGGTCGTCTCTCGTGACGTGGCTGACACCATTGGCTGGATGCTGCCGGGCATTATCCGGGTGTTCACGGCCTCGGATCAAATTGCTGTTTACGAGCCAGAAACACAACGGGACGAGGAATTCGCCAAACAGGCGACGGACTATTGCAACTATGTCTTTCTGAAAGACAATCCTGGATACCGGATTTTATGGGATGCAACGCATGACTCGCTGTTGCTCGGCAACGGCATTGTCAAGCACTGGTGGGACGATAAGGAGGAATGCGAGTACACCGAACATTCGGGAATGACGGAAGAGCAGATTGCGATTTTGCAGTCGGAGCAATCCATTGAGATCGTGGCTCAGAAAGAGGGCGAGCCGCAGGTTATGCTCATGGCTGGGCCGGACGGTCAGCCGATAGAGCAGCCAATTCCTACCTATGACGTGAAGGTCAAGCGGATCACAAGGTCTGGACGGTTGCGAGTCGAGTGTATCGAGGCTGAGGACTTTCTGCTTGATCGAGAGGCCACCAGTATTGAGAAGGCGCGGTTTTGTGCCCACCGTGACGATGTAAGCCGCTCCGACCTGATCGAGATGGGGTTTGACAAGGAGTTGGTCGAAAACCTGCCGGTTGATCGTTTTTCCACCATGGCAGAGGAAAAGATTGCGCGTGAGGACGATGCGCAGTCGTTTTTCAACATGGTTGGCGACGACTCGATGATGCTGGTCGAGTTGTACGAGTGCTACGTCAAGGCAGATGCGGACGGGGATGGGATAGCCGAGACAATCAGGGCGTTTTATGCAGGCGCTTCCGGGGCAGGGGAGTTGTTGGATTGGGAAGTGTGGGAAGACGACGTACCGTTTTCGGATATTCCTTGTGAGCCGGTTCCGCACCGCTGGGATGCGCGGTCGGTTTCCGACGACGTGTCCGACATTCAGCGCGTCAAGACGGTGCTGACGCGGCAGTTTTTAGATAATCTGTATTGGGTCAATAATCCTCTGACCACAGCGGAAGAGGGGACCGTATCTAACCCGGACATGCTGCGCAGTCCGAAGTTCGGCGGGACTGTTTGGACGAAAAAGGCAACACAACCGCCCACGGCTCTTCCTGTACCATTCATCGGCGACAAGGCCCTGCTTGGGCTACAGCATTTCGACAACGTGCGGGAAATGCGTACCGGAGTATCCAGGTCCACCATGGCTCTGGACCCGGAGGCGCTGCAAAACCAGACCGCCACGGCGAACCAGAACCAGAAAGACTCGGCCTATTCGCAAATCGAGTTGATCGCCCGCAATCAGGCCGAACTCGGATGGCGGCGGGTGTTCGGGCAAATCCTGAAACTGATTGTGAAGCACCAGGACAGGCCCAGGACCATTAGGCTCCGCGACGAATGGGTGGAAATGGACCCGCGTTCGTGGAACGCAAACATGGATTGCACCATCAACATCGGGCTCGGCACCGGATCGCGCGACCGCGATATCCAAATGCTCAATACGATCCTGAGCGGCCAAATGGCGGTTACGGATCGTTTGGCCGGTGCCGGCTTTGCGGAACAGGCGCTTGAAATGCTGCCCAAGGTCAACATGACGTTGATCAAGCTGGCGGAAAGCGCTGGCATCAAGAACCCGGAACAGTTCTACCTCGATATCAAGCCCGAGACGCTTGAGCAGATGAAAGCCGACGCCGAGGGCCGGGAAGACCCGAAGATCGCTGAGGCCAAGATGAAGATCGAGGCTGAGACCGGCAAGGCCCAGGCTCAAATGCAGCTTGATATGCAGAAAATGCAGGTTGAGCAGCAAATGCGCGCCCAGGAAATGCAGCAGAGCGGTCAGCTCGAAATGATCAAGATGGAGCGTGAATTTGCGCTCAAGGAGCAGCAGATCGCCGCTGAGATGGGTCTGAAAGAACGCCAGCTTGTTGCCGAATTGGAATTGAAGGAACGGCTGGCGATGCGCGAGATCGAAATGAAGCGCGAGATGGGCATTATCAATGCTGGGATGAAAGCGGACGCTGCAAGTGAGAAAACATCCGGCGTCCACATGGGCGGCGAGCCGGGTTAAGGAAAACGAAAATGGCGATCTACCAATTCAATATCGTGACCAATTCCTCCGGGGCATGGTCTGAAATTATCACGCCAAGGGCTGGGGACTTCCGGCAATATCGTTACGTCCCTGACGGCACGTCACCGCTCGATACCGGCGCGGACCTAGATATTGCCGGCGTACAGACCGGCTTCGTCTATGCCAACCAGGACGACATCGGGACCAGCGCGTTTCAGAAGCTACCGCGCTATGCCACCAGCGATGAGACGGGGACCGCATCGCTCTATGCCGGCAGCGGCGAGCCTGTCGAAGGTGTGATGGCTGTTGCTGAGCCTATCAAAGCCACGATTGCCAATGGCGGGAACGCCTTGAAGGGCGTGCTGTACGTTTGGATTGACTAATGAACCCCGACCACCTCGCCAAGGAAGCCGACCGTCTCAAGAACGATCCAATATTCCTCAAGGCATTGGAGGATATCCGCGCCGACGCGCTTAACGCGCTGGCCGCTGCCAATGCCGACGACAAGACGATGATCCTGCGGCTGCAAAGCAAGGTCACTGTGGTCGATGAAATCAGCACGGTACTAGAGCGCTTCATCATGGGAGCGGAAAAGACCGTGCAAGACGAAGCCAGCCCCTTCGCTTAGGATCGCTGGCTAATTCCCGAAAGGAAAATCTGAATGTCTGACACCAACCTCGCCCAAGAGGCGACTGGTGGCGACGAGGCGTTGTCTGTTCAAGACGGCGCTGATGCCATCTCCGATCTTCTGAAAGACCCGGTAACGGACCCCAAGGAAGAAGATCAGGCCCAAGAGGGTGATCCAGAGGAAACCGAGACGACCGAAGGCGATGAGCCGGAGGAAGGCGAAGGGACCGAGGACGCCGACGCTGAGATAGACGAAACAGTAGATGGTGAAGGTGAAGACGGCTCTGGTGAGTCGTCCGGCGGGCGCTTTGTGTCGAAAGACGCGAAGTTCACGCTTGACGATGGAACCGTGATCTCCGTTGGAGAACTCGCCCGAAACAATCTCTATCAGCGGGATTACACCCGTAAGACGCAGGAGCTTTCCGAGGAAAGAAAAACCCTCGAACAGACCCGCGCTCAGACGGATCAAACCGCTCAAGCCTTGAAGCAAGAGCGGGACTTTCTCCTTCAAGTCGCCCAGCAGTTTGCGCCGCAGATGCCGGACGAATCGTTATTGGACCAGAACTCACCCAATTACGATCCGATCAGGTACATGGGGCAAAAGGCTGACTACGACAAACGTGTAGGTGCGCTGAATCAACTGCAATATGCGTCACAGGCCGAACAGGCCCGTATGGCGCAAGAGCAGCAAAATCAGCAAAAGGAATTGCGCTCCAAGGAGGCCAAGAAGCTTCTTGAGACCATGCCGGAATTGAAAAAGCCGGAAGTCTATAGAAAGTTCTGGTCTGAGGCGGTCGATACGATGGCTGAGTACGGCTTCACCGAGGCCGAGCTTAACGATGCCATGGATCACCGCAACTACAAGGTATTCCGCGATCTAGCGGCGTACCGTAGGGCGCGCAAGAAGGCACCGGCAGTCAAGGAAACCATGCAATCCAAGCCGGTGTTGTCCGGCAAGAGGCGCATGGACCCGAAGGCGAAAAACTCCCGCGACAAGCAGGTCAGGCAAGAGCAACTGCGCAAAACCGGCACATTCGACGCCGGGGTTAGCGCGCTCATGGACCTCGATCTTTAGCGGAGAAACCAAATGCCCCAGGTGTCGAACACCTATGAGACCTACGACGCCGTAGGAAACCGGGAGGAACTGGCGGACAAAATCCACCAGATCACCCCGGAAGAAACGCCCTTCCTTAGTCTGATTGGGCGTAAATCCGTCGCCTCCACTCATCCTGAGTGGCAGACCGATACGCTTGCTTCGCCTGATACGGACAACAACCAGCCGGAAGGCAACGACTGGACGTATGAGGCGATAACGCCCACTACCAGGGTCGGGAACTACACCCAGATTTCCGACAAGCGCATCATCATCTCGCGCACCCAGGAAAAGACCTCAAAGGCCGGGCGCAAGTCCGAACTGGCCCGTGAGGTCGCCAAGAAGGGTGTCGAGCTGCGCATCGACATGGAGTCGATTGTTCTGGGCAATCAGGCGTCAAATGCCGGCTCCGGCGACGGTGCCACCAATCGCAAGCTTGGTGCGTTCCGGGCATGGCTGGCGACGAATGACGATCTTGGCTCTACCGGCTCATCGGGCGGGTTCAACTCGTCAACTTCTGTTGTGGACGCCGCGACTAACGGAACCCAGCGCGCCTTTACCAAGGCGATCTTGGATTCCGTCATTCTCAGCACCTACAACGCTGGCGGCAACCCCAACACGTTGATGGTCTCGCCCTACGTCAAAACCGTTTTCTCGCGCTTCATGGACGACGCCGATGTCGTTCCGCTGCGCAAGGAGGTCAAGGGCAAGAGTCAGGCCACCATCGTTGCGGCTGCGGACATGTATCAGTCCGACTTTGGGCTGATCGCGGTTGTCCCCAACCGTCAAATGGCCCGTGCCGGCGCGTCGGTTGCCCGTAACGGCTTCCTGATCGATCCGAAGATGGTCACGCTCGGCGTCTTCGACGACATCAAGTTGGTGAAGCCGGCCAAAACCGGCGATGCGGAAAAGCGCGTGCTCGTCACTGAGTACACGCTTTTTGTCAACAACGAGGCTGCCCATGGTGTTGCGGCCGATCTTTACGGCCTGACGGCCAGCACGTAAAGGAACACGACAATGGCTGAAATCTTCCAGTCCTTCGGCATCACCGCCACTTCGGACGGCCTGACCACCGGACTAGTGCCGGCCCACGCCTTCACCGGATCGGGTGGCTTTGTCGTCATCACGTCGGCCAGCGGGGACAACATCATCACGCTTCCGGCTATTGCGGACGTGCCTCTCGGGGCCAAGTGCAAGTTCTGGATCGGGGCAAACGGGTGTGAAGTCCGTACCGTCGCCTCCTCCGGGACCGAGATCAACGACGTTGATTCGGACGGCACCAATGAGGCCGCCATTCCGGCGACCCATTACTTCGAGGTCATCAAGGTTGAGGCTGACAACTGGCAGCTCAACTCATGGACCTCTGGCGGTGCCGGCGCGACCGTGACGCCTGACTCTGCCGGCTAACAGGTCAACACAAGCAACGGAAGGGCGGTCTTCGGGCCGCCCTTTTTCATTGGTGCTCCCGACCTAGAACCGAAGGAATATCACAATGGCACTCTCTGCCGATAGCGCCCGACTCGGCGCAACGACCGACCGCATTCTGAATAAGCTTGCCTTTGCCATCGCCAACAAGGCGAGCGACATTGGCACAGCTACCGCGTCCGACATTCTCCTGATGTTCGACGCCTCGGCGGACTACGAAGCGAAGTACGCCGATAGCGTCAATCTTCTTGAGATGCTCGGGGAGCCCAACTTTAGCGTAACCAGCGCGTCCACGGATGGCGGAACGTCCGTCGAGCCATTCGTTCACAACGTCACAATGACCGGGGCTGGTGGCGTCGGTGGTCGAGCCCGGTTCGAACTGGATACCAACGTCATTCTGGGCTCATGGGCGAATGCCCTGAAAGCGCAGATAGAGTTTGGCGCGACAGGCGGTGTCACTGGGTTGGGTTCGGCGTTCGTTGCCGAGATGATCCTGTCGGCGGGAACGGCGTCTGGCAGTTACGCCCCTCTCGAAATCGAGCTTGGACTTGCGACGGGAGCCCTGACCGGTACCCGCACGTCGTTCATTTCGATGAACGTCTATGGCGACGATGCAGGGACCATGGACGATAACGGCTTCCTGTTCGATCTCAATGGCGTCACGGCTGGTGCCGGTGATCTTTTCGCATCCAATGCCAAGACCGGGATCGGCATGACGCACACGCTCAAATGCCAGATTCTTGGCACGACGTACTTCATCGCCCTGCACACCAGCGCAAACTTCGGTGGTTCGTAATGCTGAGCAAGCGTCGTGAGGCGCTTGTCGCCCAACAGCAGAAGGCCCTCGCCGTCTATCATCAGGCGACGGGGGCCGTCGCCCTGATTGACTCCTTGGTCGAAGAGATCGGCGTAAAATCCGTGACTATCGACCAACTCAAGGAAATGCTCGGTGCCGAGAGCGTCGAACTAACACCGCAACCTCCCAAGGAAGGGACTGCATCATGACCGAACTATCCGAACGAACAGAGCTTCTTGAGCAGGCCAAGAACCTCCGTATTGAAGTCAATCCCGACTGGTCAGACCAGTACATCAAGCGCGTCATTACAATGGAGAAAAATAAAGCCGAGGAACCAAAGGAAGAACCCAAGGAAAGGTTGTTTCCGGTTCGGCTTCTCAAAAGCTACCGCCCGGCGGGTAACTTCGAAGTGGTCGGTTATCATCGAAAGGAAAGGGTTCAAAAGGATTCCGCCGGCAATCGTACAGTCGTGCAAGAGGCCTCCTTTATCGATGGTGAGATGTCGCCAGCGCCGTTTCCCGGCGTCGGGTTCAATACGAAGGTATGGGCCGAGACCGTCATCAGGCTCCCGATTGAGGAGGCACGGCGTCTGTTGAACAAGAACCTTGCGGCCAGAGAAGATGCTCTCCCAAGCTGACCCATCCCGTATCCCAGACGACCAATGGATATACGAGGGAACGTCTGAGGACGGCTTGCGTGTTCACTACATCCATTGGGTGGACCGGGAGAAGGGCATTTTCTTCCGAAAGACGGAAAACCTTGCCGAGCCCGCCATGCTGAAAGACAACAGCCGCTTGCTCGACGAGAGCTACGGCAAGCGGTTCGGTGATGGTCAGGTAGTAGCCCGTATTCCGCTGAACACGTTTTACCGAGATTTTGCCAAGCGGTTGAAAGACGGCGATCAGGATTTTTTCAAGTGGCAACTAAATCATCAGGACTACAGGCCGTTCCGCACGTTCCGGGGCAGGGTTTAGATGTCATTCACAACCAATGCGCAACTTAAAACGGCGATTTCTGATCATCTTGCTCGTGATGATCTAACAAGCTTTTTGAGTGATTTCATAACGCTTGCGGAAGGGCTACTGAACTTCGGCGCAAGGGAGCCATACGATCTTGAGCCTTTGCGCGTGCGAGACATGGAGGCCACCAGCTCTCTTACGCCGTCAAGCGGCGTCGTGACGCTGCCGGATACGTTCATCGAACCGAGGCGTGTTGTCGAAGAGGCGAGCATCAGGCGACCGCTCGAATACATCACCCCGGAAATGGCCGATTATTACTATCCCGGCCGCAATTCCGGGCTCGCCAATCACTACACCATTATCGGTTCTAGCCTCTATACGTTCCCGCTCGCATCGAACGATATTGAAGTTCAGCACTACCGGACTATTCCGCCGCTGGCAGACAACGATCCGAACTGGCTGCTGACTAAGTGTCCCAACATATACCTTCGCGGCGCGCTGTTCGAAGCGGCCTTGTTCGTAAAAAACGACACAGAAGCGACGAAACAATCAACCATGCTAAAGGCGCTGGTGTCCGGCATGAATAGTTCTGATTTCCGCGCCAACCATGCTAATGCCGGTGTTTATTTGCGAGGGCCTACACCGTGACGGTCTTCTCGTTTGGCGAATGGCGTCCCGATGTATCCGATTTCAACGGCCAGCACACCGTCACGCTGCAAAACGTGGTGCCGAGAGGGGATGGCTACGGACCAGTCAAGGCACTAAACGATTTCACCGAAGCGCTTCCGAGCGCGTGCCGTGGCTATTTCGACGCCAGAAATACGGATGGCACTATCGTTATTTTCTCAGCCACAGTTGACCGCCTATGGCGTCTAGACAACACGGCACTGAGTTGGGTTCCGGTGTCCAAGGTGACGGCACTAACCTCGATCAGCAACGCTTCGCCGGCTGTGTTTACGCTTGTAGCACATGGTCTTAGTGATGACGATCAAATCGTTCTTTCGACTTCTGGCACGCTTCCGGCCGGGCTTACGGCGGGCACAGTCTATTATGTAATTGAGGCAGCCGACGACACCTTTCAGGTTTCGACCACGTCTGGCGGGTCGGCTGTTAATACGTCAAGCGCCGGTTCCGGTACGCACTCGTTCACCGACAGTTATTCGGACGTTCCATCGACCGACCAATGGCAGTTTTCGCAGCACGGAAACCGCGTTATTGCGGTACAGGCCAACAGCGCGCCGCAGTCCTATGTACTCGGCACATCTGCGGCGTTTGCAGACCTTGGCGGGTCGCCGCCGACAGCGCGCTACATAACCGTTGTCGGTGGGATTGTTGTTCTGACCGGGCTCGTGTCGTTTCCGCGAAGGGTGCAATGGTCCGATCTTGACGATCCAGAGGAATGGTCGACAGGTGTAGCAAACAGTAGCGACATGGCGTTCGGCGGTGTTGTGCGCGGTGTCGCCGGGGGAGAGTTTGGTCTGGTTCTTCAAGAGTCAGTCATTCGAAAACTGACTTACGTTCCAGACGCGACACTGGCGTTTCAAATTGAAGTGCTGGCAGAAGACTTGGGGCTTCTCGGTCCATATAGCATCGTGCGCGCCAACGGAAAAGTTTTCTTCTATTCGCCTAAGGGCTTTTACAAATTTGACGGGTATACTCTAACGCCCATCGGCAAGGAGCGTGTGGACCGCACGGTTTCGTCTGAGCTTGATGTCGGCAACCTTCAACTTATCATCGGGGCGGCCGATCCGAACGGAACGCGCGTATTCTGGGGCTATAAGACCGATGGTCATTCGTCCAGCACCTTCGATAAGGTGGTTTGCTTCGACGATGTTCTGGATCGCTGGACGCCGTTAGATGTTGAAGGTGAGTATCTTGGCGCGCTGGTAAAGCCAGGTTTAACGCTCGATGGGCTAGACAGCGTGTCGGCAAGCGTTGATGCACTCGAATTTTCATTGGACTCGGTAGCAACGGCGGTTTCGTCTTCGCTGGCCGCGTTCGGTACGGATCACAAGCTTGGACTGTTCGACGGTTCGAATCTTGAAGCCGTCCTTGAGACGGCGGAACAAGCGCTGGACAACAATCGCAGGGTTTACGTCAACGGCATTCGTCCAATCACGGACGCCACGGACGCGCGCGGCTCAATTCGTCACCGTTCGGTCCTAAGCGAGACGCCTACCGAAGTATCGGAAAGCACGATTAACAGCAACGGTATTTGCCCGATGCGCCGGGACACACGGTATGCTCGCGCTAAAATCCGCATTCCGGCTGGAACGGCGTGGACGTTTGCGACAGGCATTGAGCCGGAATTTTCCCAAACGGGGATGCGGTGAACCTGATTTGCGTTTCGCCAGACCGCGCCGTTGCGGCGTGGCAGTTGGCTCGGGACCATGTTTATTCAGCGATGGATCGCGTAGGCCTGCAAGACGCGCGTGATGTTGAATTTGATGTTCTTAGCGGGGCAGCACTGTTGTGGCTGGCCATTGATGAAAAGGACGTGATCGGAGCCGGGGCGACTCGACTTTTAGAGGAATATGGCGAGCGGGTTTGCGAGATTATCGCATGGGGTGCCACAGATCAGGCGCGATGCACTCCGCTCCTGGAAGTTCTTGAAAAATACGCAAGAGACGAGGGTTGCCAACGCTGCCGAATAATCGGCCGCAGAGGGTGGGAACGCATGTTGCCTGAATACAAGCCGCTGGCCGTCATCTTTGAAAAGGAACTTGTCTAATGGGCGGCAAGAAAACACAAACCACCACTTCAAATTCAAATTCAAACGCGACGAGCCAAACGTCACCATGGGAACAGACGCGGCCCGCGCTCGACAGCATTCTCAATCAAGTCACGGGCATGACAAAATCGCTCGGACTGACCGGGAATGAAAATAGCGCGTTGGGCGGTCTCGAAGCTAATGCCATGCAGGGCAACCCGTATGCACCTGCTATCGGTAATCTTGCCAACGATCTTTTGGCCGGCGGCACGGATCGCACCGGCATGGTGCAAGATAACCTGAAAGAACTGCGCGGCGGCTTGCTTCCTTATACAACGCTAGACACCAATCCCTACAGCAATGAAGCGTTTACTAAATTCACCGATCAGCTCAGCGGAGACGCTCTAAACAAGGTGAAGGCACAATACGCCGCCATGGGTTACGATCCGTCCACGGCGTCGTTCGGTAAGAGTGTTGCGGAAGGCACGGGGCGTGCCGTCGCGCCGGTGTGGCTGCAAGCACAGAACGACCTTGAGGGACGCAAGCTTGGCGCGATTTCCGGCCTGTACGGGGCTGGCAATACTACGGCGGGGATGCTTTCTAATCTCGACCAGACCGCGCTTGGCAACAGGCAGGCCGGTGTCGGGACTGCGGCATCGGCGTTGCAAGCCAGAGACGCGCCATTCCAGCGAATGCTTGAGATCGAGGCGCAGCGGCAGGGCCTTCCGATGCAGCGCGCGGCAATGGCGGAAAATCTCATTCTGCCGGCGGCTCAGTCGTTCGGTCGGACTGAGACTGATTCTGAGTCTAGCCAGAGCAACACAACGACGCAAAGCGGTGGCAACCCTTTCCAGCAAATTTTCGGCGGGGCCTTGACGGGGCTAGGTCTTCTTGCGGGAGGCCCGGCTGGCGGTCTGCTGGGTGGCGGTCTTGGTGGCTGGGGTGGCTTCGGAGCACCGATGAACCTCGGTAACCCAGGCGGCACAGGTCTATTCGGACGAGGGCTTTACTGATGGCCGGTCTGCTAGACTATTATTTCAATCCGCAGTCTTACCGAGGTGGGCTGTTGGACATGCCGACGCCTCCGCTCGCCATGGCCGGCGGGTTTGACGGCCAGGATATGTTGGCGCGCGCCGCTCCTTCTCAGCCTACTCCTGACCCATCTTCATCTTCTCCCCCTATGCAGTCACAACAGGGCTTACTTTCCGGCATTAACGGCAACATGCTTTTGGCTATTGGGGCGGGGCTGGCGTCTGGAAGTGATTGGGGCGAGGGGATCGGCAACGCGGGTAAGCTCGCATTGAAGGTGCGCGGACAGGATCAGAAGTATGGCAATCAGCTTGCGGCGGCACAGGCGCTTGCGGCCCGTGGCGTACCGCCTGACGTGGCGCGCATCGCGGCGTCAAACCCTGCGCTGCTTTCTAGCATAATGCAGAAACAACTCGGGCTAGGTGGTTCGTCCAGTGATATCCGAGAATACGAGTACGCCAAACGACAGGGCTTCAAAGGCGGCCTTGCGGATTGGATCGCCAACAAGCGCGCCGGCGCCGGCGAGTATGGGCTACAGGCAATTCCGATGGTTGACGCCGAAGGTAACCCTGCTGTTGGGCAACTCGGAAAGTCCGGCACGGGCACCGTATCGCAGTTTCCCGAGGGCTACAGGATTTCAAAAAAACCAATCGAGATTGACGCCGGAACTGAGACGATATTGCTCGATCCAATTACAAGACAACGGATCGGTAGCATTCCGAAAGACATTGCCGGAAAGAAAGAGCAAGAGGAGGTCGGCAAAGGTGTGGGAGAAGCGAAGGCGTCGCTCGAAAGTATAAAAAGCAAAATGCCCGGCCTTGAAAATGTGGTCAGAAAATTGGATGCGTTGTCAGATAAGGCGACCTACACTCTTGGAGGCCAGGCACTTGATTTTAGTCAGAGGCAACTTGGTATGGAGCCGCGCGAGGCCGCCGTTGCCCGTGCTGAGTATGTGTCGACAGTAAACAATCAGATTTTACCTCTTTTGCGAGATACGTTCGGCGCTCAATTCACTGAGAGGGAAGGCGCTACTCTTCGCGCGACTCTTGGTGATCCGAATGTAGCGCCGAAAGAAAAACAAGCCGTTCTCAAGGCATTCATTGAACAGAAGCGTAGGGATGTCGAGGCTCTTGAAATGCGTACGGGGCAGCGACCAACGGCACCTGCGCAAGCCGCACCGAGAGCTGCTCCCAATGTTGACGACCTTGTGAAGAAATACGGTGGATAATGGCAACGCTTGAACAGCTTTCCACCGCACTTGTTAACGCTGATGCTGCCGGAGACGTTCAGGCCGCTCGCACGCTTGCCGGCGAAATCAAACGAATGCGCGGGCAGCAATCGTCAAAAGGTGCTCTTGGTTATGTCGATGACGTGGTGCGCTCTCTCGCCAGCGGTGTTACTCTAGGGTGGGCCGATGAGTTTGCCGCCAAGGCCGACGAACTGACCGGGCGCGGCGGAACCTATGAACAGAATTTGAAGCGTGAACGGGCACGGGATGAACAAATTCCGTCATCCATCAGTATTCCGGGGCAGATCGGTGGCGCGGTAGCCGGAACAATCGCGGCGGCTCCGCTAGTTGCCGGTACCAGGGCAGCCGGCGCTTTATCTCGGTTGCCGTCAGCCATTCGATTTGGTGGCCTTGGCGCGACAGGCGGTGCCGTCGCTGGTGCCGGTGATGCTGAATCTGGTCAGAGGCTTGGTGGCGCTGCTACAGGTGCCGTTACGGGTGGCGTGTTGGGTGCTGCCACGCCCTCTATTGTGAGGGGCGTGTCGAGGGTAGCCGGCGGTGTCCGCAATGCCTTCAAACCTCGCGCTCAGGCGGCGGCCGATCTTTCGAGGGCCATTACCAGAGACGATACAACGCCAGCGGCCCTGCTATCGCGTGCTCAGCAATTGCGGCAAGTCAGGCCCGGCGTTGCAACCTTGGCCGATGCCGGCGGCGAGAATGTGCGCGGTCTTGTCGAGCGCGTGGCACAGACGCCAGGGGCGGGCCGGACAACTGTTGTCCCGGCTTTGACGGGACGGCAGCAAGGGCAGGCTATCAGGCTTTCCAGCGATCTTAGGTCACTTACGGGGACTAGCCGCTCCGCAATGCAGGCCATGAGAGAAACAATGGATAGTCGGGCTAATGCCGCGCGTCCTCTCTATCGTGCCGCATATGAACAGTTCGATGCGCCATTGAACACACCGGAGCTAGAGCGCTTGCTATCGGCTGACGAGGTATCGAAGGCTGTCCAGTCGGCAATCGTCAAGGCGCGCGGCCGCTCCATTTCTGATGGGTTCACCGGCGGGTTCAATGCGAAGATGCAGATGACGCCTGCCGGGCTATCCAAGACGGCAGGCCCCGACCGCCGTGTTGCATTCCCGAACTTGCAGCTTTGGGATTATGCCAAGCGTGAATTGGACGACATGGCTAGTTCGGCGGCCCGCGCCGGTAAAAATAATGAAGCGTCCTACATAGGCGGGCTTTCCCGTCAGTTGCGCAATGAGCTTGATAATCTGACGACTGACCCGGCTACCGGGCAATCGGCATATCGGGCGGCGCGGGATGCTTGGTCTGGACCAACGGCTTATCTCGATGCAATTGAACAAGGCCGCAACGTTCTTAGCAGAAATATGTCTGCCGAAGAGATGACTGCTGCATTTCGCGAATTAAGCACTGCGGAGCAGTCAGCATTTAGAGAGGGGGCTATATCGTCCATCATTTCAAAGATGGGGAATGATCCTGCTCAGATGGCAGATATGACCAAATATCTTCGGTCGCCTGAAATGCGGGCGAAGATTGCCGCCATAATGCCAACGCCTGATGCTGCGCAGCGCTGGATGCAGCGACTCGATTTTGAAGTTTCGTCATCTCAACTTGCTGGCCGCTCGCTTGGCAACAGCGCAACGGCGCGCCGGCTGGCCGAACAAGAAGACGCAAAGAACATTGTTGGCGACCTTGTTATGGATGCCATGTCAGGCGGCTCTAGTGTTAGCCTCTTGCGTCGCGCTGTCGGCGCTGGTCCAAGGTGGCTGAGAGATACGCTGCGATCTCGTTCTGACAGGGTGCTTGCAGATACGCTCATCAATCCACAAAGCATGGAGCGACTTCCTGATATTCTCAGGCAAGTTACTGCTACGCAACGAGTGCCAAGTGAACTTACGAATGCGGCAACAACTATGGGCGGCGTCAACTTTGCGGTGGGTCGGTAAAATGCGCCGTTCTTTCCCATTCACGGTCTGTGCGCCAGCATCCGTAAGAGAAGTAGCACCAGAAGAACCCAATAAGGGCTCCAAGGCTGAACAGCGGTCCGATTGCCAGAAGGGTGTAAGCGAGGACGGAAAGAATGGCTATGACGGCCAGATTAGCAACGATCACCATCAAAGGTGTTCCCTAGGTTATCCCCCTCATGGCTTATTCTGATCGGGTCAGCCGCATCGAATCTGGTGGTAATCCTTACGCCAAAAACCCGCGTTCGTCGGCGTTTGGGCTCGGGCAATTCCTCGACTCGACTTGGCTTGACATAATCAAACGACACAGGCCGGACCTTACCACAGGCAAGGCCGACAGCGAAATCCTTGCGTTGCGGTCTGATCCTGGTCTGTCACAGGCGATGATAGACGCCTATGGCGCTGAAAACGCAAAGGTTCTTTCCGGTGCCGGGTTTCCTGTCACAGAGGGGAACAAGTACCTAGCACACTTTGCCGGGCCGCAGGGGGCCTTGTCGCTGCTGCAAGCCGATCCTACGGCCATGGCCGGGTCAGTGCTTGGCGAGGCTGCGCTAAAGGCTAATCCGTTCCTTAAGAATATGACGGTTGCCGACCTGATTGCGAAGACCGGCGCTCAAATGGGCGGCGCTAGTCCAGTGAGTCGCGAGCCTGCGATGGCTGGGCTTCTTTCTGGCCGGTCTGGCAGTCCAATGGACCCGATGGCTGGTCTGCTCGGAAGCGGGCAGCTAATGGGCGGGCTTCTGTCTCCGCAACAAGAGCAAGAGCAAATGGAGCCAGCTAGACCGCCGCCTATGCCTATGCCGATGGCTCGGCCACCCATAGACCTCTCCCGCCTTCGGGCGATGATCCAACAGCCCCTCCCATTCGGAGGGGCTTTTTCGTGAGGACGGCATGACCGTTTATAAGTGGTCGCAGACCGCGTCCAGCAACAGCAACAGTGACTCTACAATCAATTGGGCCGAAGGGCAGTCGCCGTCGTCGGTGAACGATTCCGCACGAGCGATGATGGCTGCCGTCGCCAAATGGCGAGACGATAATTCCGGTGACCTTGTAACGACTGGCACGTCAACGGCCTACGCGGTCACGACCAATCAGAGTTTCAGTTCGCTTTCCGCGATGGACGGCCAAGCCATTCGCGTGAGGTTCAACAACACAAACGGGGCATCGCCAACGCTCAATGTCGATAGTCTTGGAGCCAAAGCCATCGAATGGCTCAACGGAACAGCGGTTCCGTCCGGGGCCATTATAGATGATTCAATCCATGATCTTGTCTATGACAACGCTAATAGCGCTTGGAGACTCATCGGACGGATGGCAGGGGCTCTTGACGCTCCGTCCGGCACGCGCATGATTTTCAACCAAACGGCGGCCCCGACAACTTGGACGAAAGAAACAAACTCTGCTTACAACGACGTTGCCATGATGATTACAACCGGCACAGTCGGTAACGGCGGCAGTTGGACTATCTCAGGCTTGGCTGCCACTGCTGGCAACCAAGGCACCAGCAGACAGGCGGGGACGGGGGCTTCGTTCGATCTTAACCTTGACGGCCATACGCACCCTGTTACGTCGGATGGCTCATGGCGTCCAAAATATCAAAGTTCAATCATAGCCGTGAAAGACTGACCCATGGAGGGGCTCCCGAACGAAAAACGCGGGTGCCATCGCACGGGGTTCACGCGCAAGTGCCGCGACCTTGTGGTGAATGGAGAGTGCGAACGGTGGGTCGGCATGAGCGGCATGGACCCGCGCACGCTAAGCCCCATACCGGGCCGGACCTACAAGTGCATCGACGATTGGCAACATGACCTGCTGATCGACGTTGCCAATCTAACCCGCGAGGCGGGCGCAGCGCAGGAAAGCTTCCGCAACGAGGTTTGCGAGCCGCAGACCGAAAACCAGCGCGAGCGCGCGGCGCTGGCGCGCTACCGCCGGCAACGTCTGTTCGGCCTTGTCAATAACAATGCTGTGGAGATATTGCCGCCAGCCCTGCACATTGAGAATGTGGAATCTGATTAAATGGCAGTGTCGGGTTATGTGCCAGCCGCGAACGAAAGAGACCCAACAAAGCTAGCGCGCGCGATAAGGAACTTATACGAGTATCTGAGAGAGGGTGGCACCGCACGCGATTTGCTGACCGCGAACCGCACCTATTACGTCCGCACTGACGGCAGCGACAGCAACGACGGCCTGACCAACTCGTCCGCAGGAGCCTTCGCAACCCTTCAGAAGGCAATCAACGTCGTCGCGACGCTCGATCTGTCGATCCATGATGCAACGATACAGCTCGGCAATGCCGGCACCTATGCCGGGGCGACGGTCTCGGCACCGTTCGTTGGCGGTCCCGGTTCGTCGGTCAAGATCATCGGCAACACCGGCTCGCCAAGCTCATATGTGCTGTCGAGCAAGCTTCGCGTTGAAAACTTCGGGCAGGTCAGCATCGAAGGCGTTGACTTTACGTCGAGCAATTGGGCCATCGACGTTGAGAACTATGCCCTGTGCCTTGTAACCGGCGCTGTGATCTTCGGTGCCTGCACGAGCGGGCACATGAACGTCCAGGGAAACAGCTCGATCAAGATCACCGCCAACTACACGATAGACGGCGGCGGTCCCTGGCACGTCATCTGCGGCCGCAAGAGCTACTGGTCTGGTACGTTTCTGACGATCACACTTACGGGCACACCCGCCTTCAGCCAGCACTTCGCCAACGCCTCGCATCTATCATTGATCGACATTTTTTTGAACACATTCAACGGATCGGCCACGGGTGTACGGTACCGCTCGCATCTCAACAGCGAGATATTTACCGCTGGCGGCGGCGCAAGCTACCTTCCTGGTAACAGCGCCGGTTCGACGGCGACCGGCGGCTTATACGTTTAACGCCAAGGAGACGCTATCATGCAGTACAATCCCCAAGACTGGTATTGGGTCGTCGGCGGCGACACCGCGCAGGTATACTCAAGTGCCGCCGAAGACTTTGTGCCGACCGACAACGCGGCATATCTCGCATGGATTGCGCAAGGCGGGGTGGCGACGAAAATTGGCAGCGCCGCAGAATTGGGCGAGGTTCTGGCCGAATACTCGCTTCGTCCGGCTGCGTTAGCCGTTCTTGATGGCTATCAGGATGCGCAGGCCACCAAACTGACCGTGGAGACGGTCGCCAAAATCTGCTTCAACCACGAAAACCGCCTACGGGCCGTTGAAGGCAAACAGCCTATCAATGCGTCCCAGTTCAAACAGGCACTAAAGGATTTGATGTGATGCGCAAGCTGCTACGACGAATTATCGTGTGGGCGCTCGGCGGTGAGCCCGTGATCCGGGGCGCAGAGCCGACCTACGATCCCGCGACCCTTGACAAGATCGCGGCTCGGCTGCGCTGATCGGCTCAATAGCCGTCCGGGCCTATCCGATGACTTTCTTCAAATCACCGATCACTGCTGGAAGCACCACAAGCACACAACTCTCATCGTGAAGAATGCCATCGTCTTTCTCTCGCGGTGCGCCGCCGCTGTTTTCCCGTGCGAGCGCGCCGCATAATCGGCAATAGGGAATACGGTTGAACGGCCACGGGCGGGGACGGCTATGCACCTCTGCGGTGTGCAGGGCCTCTTCCAGGTCTTCGCAAACTTGAGATATGGCCGCCATCGTGGGTTGATCCTGTGTGGCCATGGCGGTTCGAATAGTCATTGGCACGCGATGACTGCGGTGCTGCCTTCGGCCGGATATCCGAGCGTGTTACTGTCTTGCTTGTCGCCGCACTGCCAGCGCACGAAGAATTCCTTCGCGCACCCCGGCGCGGGATCGCCGATCTCCTTGGAGTCGATCCTGTAGCTACAGGTCGCGCCCTGCTTGGCGCAAATAGCGCGCAGTGCTTCCGTCGCGTTGCCGACCTTCACCTTGTTGCCTGGATGCGACCGGCAATTGAGGCCGTGACTCGCTTCAAGAATTGTCGGCTTTGATTGAGCGGAGGCGTTGCCGGCGAACGCGGCCAATAGCAAGGCGGAAAAGACAACACGGTACATTTGTAAATCCTGTGGCTGGTTGAACAACGCGCCCGAGCGCGGCACCGCCGCAATATATCGCAAGTTGAGCGTTCCCGCTACTGACTAAGTTCCTAAATCAGACCCAATCTTGGAGCCATCATGGCAACGTGGACCTATGAATCCGCCCTCACGCGGTTGCTTTCGCATGAGGGTGGCTATTCCAATCACCCCTCCGATCCCGGCGGGCCGACCAATTTCGGCATCACCATCCATGTCTACCGGCAGTTCGTAAATCCGAATGCGACGGCTGCCGATGTCAAGGCCATGAAAGTCAGTGAGGCCAAATCCATCTACCGCGCCAAATATTGGGACGCGCAGCGCTGCGATGAATTACCTGCCGGCGTCGATTACGCCGTGTTCGACTACGGCGTGAATTCCGGCATCGGCCGCTCAAAGAAGGTGCTGCAACGGGTCGTCGGCGTGACCGCCGATGGCGTGCTAGGGCCTCAGACCATGCGCGCGGTCGAAGCCAAAAAACCATCGGATATCATCAACGGCATTTGCGATGAGCGTATCGCTTTCCTCAAGCGGCTCAAGACCTGGCCGGTGTTCGGCAAAGGCTGGGGCCGGCGGGTTTCCGAATGCCGGTCGATCTCGCTGGCGATGGCGGAAAAGCCGCAGGCCATCCCGGAAGCGAGCAAGAACGTAAGCACAGGCAAGGCTCCAAAGGATGCCATACCGGCAACCACCAACGGAGGCGCGTCCGGTATAGCGGCTCTCATTGCCGCCGGCGCTGCCTATAAAGCCGGGCTGCCATGGTGGGGCATCGCGTTGATTGTCGTGGCCGTCGCGGTCGTGGCCTTTGTCGCCTTTCACAAGATCAGCAAGAGGGATTGAGCTATGTGGAACGATATCAAGGACTGGTTCAAGGACTCGGAAACGATCTTCTGGGCGCGATTTCAAATGCTCGTTGGTGCGGTCATCGCCGTCCTGGTTTCGACGGACCTCTCCCCGCTGTTGTCGGCTGGCGTGCCGACAACGCAGCAGTTGATTTTTGCCGGCGTCGTGTTCGGTCAGGGCGTCTTGACGGAATACCTTAGGCGGCGACGGGCTACGGATTTGTAGCCATGTGGTCCATTCTCGCCAGTCTTATCGGTGGCCCGGTCGTTAACGGTATCATCGGTGGATACAAAGCAAAGCTATCAGCCGGCAATACCAGCGAGCGCATTGCCGCCGATCTGGCGGAAAAGGATATCGAGTTACGGCGGCGTGAACGAGAATTGGCGACGCAACTCTCGTTGCAAGAGGGCGGACGTTGGTGGACCGCGTTGCCGCGCGCTATCGTCACCTATTCATTCGCAATCTTCGTGGCAAAGGTTGTGGTGTACGACAAGGTTCTAGGATGGGGCACGACCGATGCTCTAGGCGGCGACGTGCAGGTCTGGGCCGGATGGGTAATGTCAGTATGGTTCGGCGGAAGGTCGTTGGAAAAGATCGCGAGAATTGTGAAGAGTTGAAGCAAGCACCCCGACCGGATGCCGATAACATCCGGCCGAGGCAGGGCCACGGCAAGCCGTAAGCCCACACCACCATGATCAAAGGGGGGTCACGATGGCGGCACTATATTTCAGCACAGTTGCGGCTTTGAGGCGACAACACACCGGAGTACCGGAAAGGGCACGGCCATGAATTTCGGCGGCCTGTTCGACCCGGAACGCGGGTTTGACCTGATCGCCGCCTTTTCGGGCGCTGTCATTGCGCTGTTCGTGCGGAGGCAGGTCGGACGATGGGAAGCGGTCGGCATCGTCTTCACCGGGCTCGTGTTTGCCTATGTCGGCACGACCTATCTCAGCGGACTCTTGCCGGAAGGCGATGGGGTGCGTGGTGTCGCGGCATGCATGATCGGCATGCTCGGATGGGAACTTGCGGGGCGCGCTTCGCGTTTCATCAGCAAGGGCACCCTTCCGTTCATCGGCAAGGAGGACCATCATGCCGATGACTGATCTCGTCATCGCGTTGCTGCCGCCGCTTCAGCTCTATCACCTCACGGTCTCCACCATGGCCGCGCTCGGGGCTGTGATGGCGATGCAGTTCGTCGGACATCGCTGGACGTCGACTTGGGGCAACACGGCGCTGCAACAGATGCAGCGCGCCGGGCTGGGTGCTCTCTCCATTGCGCTGTTCTGCTCGGGCCTGCGCGTTCCCGATCTCGCGATCTGCGCGCCATGGGCACTGGTGAGCGCGGCTGCGGTCAATACCGGAATCCTTATTGCCCTGATCCCTACGGCGATTGTCGGGCGGCGGATGCGGGCGATTTCCTCATAATGCGCACGCCTCTTTGTGTCGGCGCGATCCTCGGGCTTGCGTTTGCGGCCTGGATCGCGGCGGGTGGTGCGGCGGCCAAGTGGAAGCCTGAATACGCCAAGTCCGATCCGAAGATTCAAGCTTGGTACAAATCGCAGCGCAACGCACAAGGGCAATGGTGCTGCGACGAAAGCGACGGGCATCGCTACGATGGCGGCTACACCCTCAACGGCGACGGATCGGTCACGCTGCACCTGAAAGAAGGCGACCACACGTTGCCGGCCTACATGGTGCTGACAAACCCCAATCCGAACGGACATGCCGTGTGGTTCTATCTCGAAACGGGAGGCAACCGCACCGACTTTTGCTTCGCGCCTGGGACGTTGACTCAGGTCGCCGTGGTGACTTTCAAACGAGACCCGCCGATGATTGTCACGGCGGGTTTTTTCGTGCGTGGTCGGCGCTTCCGCTGTTTCTTTTTGCATTTTCCAGGTCGCCACTTGTAGGCGCATGCGCGGAGCATTGGGATTCTCCTCTGGAGTTAGATGCTAATCTCTTGAAAATATTATGCGTTTCGCCAACTCTTGCCGCTATAGATATCTCGGATTGTCGCGTCTGTGACGCCAAACCGATCAGCTATAGCCCTCTGGGTTTCCAGACCTCGCAGCCGCCTGATCTCGCGAACTTGATCTATCTTAAGTTTCGAGCGAGACCAACGGTAGGCGCCGGCCGCTTTTGTGCCGTGACGGCGGCGGTCAAGCTGATTTTCTCGGCGTGTTTTCCAAGAAAGGTGCCGTGGATTTACGCAGCCACGGCGACCATTACCGCAGCTATGTGCGGCCTCGTGCCCTAGCGGGGCAGGTCCATTTCTTAGTTCGCATATTACCCTGTGAGCCCACCCAATAGTAGTACCGGCTTTTACTCGTCCATACCCATTGGCGTCACGAAAGAACGGCCAAATCAGGCAATCGTCCTCTGTGTAATCAAGATGCTCGCGAATCCATAACGCCGTTTTTGAAAATTTGGCCACGCTAGCTCCTATTATGCTAATCATCTATTAACGCGGTTCTGCCGGCGCTCGACCTCTTTGCGAAATTCAGAAAACGGCTTTCCCTGGCGCGGCGAACCTCTGTTCTCTATCTTCTTTGCCTGTTCGAGAGCCCAAGCCCAAGTCTCAGGTGAGAACGCACCGCACTTTGGGATTCGTTTTATGTCGCGCCCGCTGGCTACCCATTCGGCTCCGAACCTCCGTTTAAACCGCCAGTGCTGATAGTGGCGTTTGACATTATTGAACCACCATAGCCCCAAGGCTTGGCGTCGCGTCATTCCCGGAAGTCTAAAATATCGCATGATGTTCATTGCCCATGACTATTCTGCGTCCCCGCACTTCGGCCAAGGTGCCGGCTCAAGACCAGCCCGAGAGCGGGTTTTTATTTCCTCGCGTAAACCCTCGCGACATTCAGACCCCAGGGCATGCCCGAGGCTGATCCAGCCACCACATCGCGGGCAGCGGTCCATCTCAGTTCCTGGTTCTATTTCCATTAGGCCTATTCCTCTTTGGCTTATGTTAATCGCTTATTAGCATTCATCGGCCCACCCCATCCGGCCTATGTCGCTGCCGCAAGCAGCGCATCGGACCAGGGTGAACTTGTCAAGATCATCCTTCAGTAATGTGAAGGTCTTGTTTTTGCAATTCTTGCATCCGATAAATGTGATCGTGCAGACCGCCGCTGCGTTCGGATTGTCGAACGCTAAGAACACGACCTTGTCTTGGCTGTCCAAATCGGTCTCCTATTATGTCAATCTCTTATTAGTGTATGCCAGCAAGGAGCATGTTTCGCTTCCGCTGCTCCTGGCTTTCGCGCTGTGCAGATCGCCATTCGCATTCTGCAACCTCGCGCGGGTGCTTAACGCGCATCGCCTCAATTAGCCCGTCATAGTTGGCACCGAGATCAACCGCGCAAAGCCCTTCCTCCAAACGATCAGACCAACAGCTATGCCCGCCAACAATGTGCATTCCGATATAGAGCGGACAATCAACTATATTCCTGTGGGGGCATTTGCGCTCGTTCATATTCTCTGCTCATCAATATTTTGCGGGCCTATTCTGCGCTCTGCGCAGCCTCCAGGTTCATCTCATCGGCCCATTCCTGAGCCTCCCATTGATAGCGAATTGGGCCTTCGCGGTAGCCGTCAGGCCCTACGATGTACGACCACCCTTTCTCAATGATGACGGTGTATCGAGGCATTGACTATTCCTTTAGGTTCGTGGGGAACCGGCCTCGCCGGCAGTGACGGGTCGTCGGCCGGTTCCCCTTGCTCGCTCCGTACTGCCCGGATTATTACCCGGCGGAGTCTGCAACTGCTATGGCATCGGCCTATTCCTTTCGGGCTAAGGCGGCGGAGATTTGAGCATCGACGGCGCGCAATTTTTCAAACGTGTCATCCTCGGCCTCGCCGAAGGTGCAATCCTCTGGCGTCTCGCCTCGAATGCATCCCATCGCCTGATCAACAATCTCTTGCCAGTGCCGCAACATCTCTGCACTTACTTCTGGCATCAGGACTGTTCCTCTAGAGTGTGATGGTGATCATCAATCACGTAAATTCGTGGGCCAGCCTCGCCGGCCGACAATTCAAACGGTCTCTATTTTGATCTTACGAACACGCACACCATCGCGCTTCGCTGCTTTCCATCCATCCCGTTCGCCGTCGCGCGGCGGCCAGTTGTCGGCAACCTCTTTTCGAACGCCACGAGCTGTCCCGCAGATGGACCACACCATGATGTGAGGCGGTTTAGTTTCAATATTGATGGCAGCAAATCCAGTTTCCGTGATCTTCATCTTTGGCTGTCCCTTAGAGTACGATAGTCATCATTAATCACCATCGTGCTCTTTGATTGCCGCGAGTGCTTCGCGGGCTATGGCTCCGCCATCGCGTCCTATGCTTTTAATATACGGTTCGTCAGCAGGCGTGAATGGGTCTTGGCCGTTATTGTGCTGGTTGTCGCCCTGGTAGGCTATCGGGCGCGCATAAAACGCCAATGCCTTTCGCAGTCGCAATGCATCCGCTCCAATAGTGTTCGCTATGGCACCGTTGGCTTCGAATAGCTCATCGCGCTCAGCCCGCAGCCGCTCGATCTCGTCTGCCGCCTCGAACATGACTTCGTTAGCGACCTTAACGTCCGGCTCGATATTTTCCGAGCCATCTTCGATGTGCCGATACGGGCATCCGATACGCAGGCGTTCAATCAATGATCCCATCGGCCTATCCTCCAAAGTTATATGGTGAGCACACATCAATCGCCGCCACGGTCCAGATGACTCTCTAGAACGTCAACCAGGAATAGCCCCAACTGCATCTTGCGCGTCGATACGGGTGGGTTTGAATAGAGGTATTGCTTCACGATAGCGCCAAGGTCGGTAGACGTGGCATTACCCCAGTCCCCTCCGCACCGCGCAACAAGGGCCTGATCTGGAATTTCCAATTTCATCGGTGGTCACCGTTCCTTAGTACCGCTCGCGAATCTTGCGAGCCTTGTCCATCAACACGTCCGCCGTGTGTCGATCAATTTGGTTGGTGCGCCTGCGTCCGATAATCAGGCTGCGGGCCGCTTGCTCGCATATCTGCGCGCAAGCCTCGCGCTCGGCGGCAAGAGCTAAATCAATTGCTTCGGCCACCAAATATTCCTGCCCAACCAGCCCCCCGTCGAGGCGAACGTTTGCTGACCAGGGAAATCTATTCACAACATCCATTGCTGTTTTGGATGGCATTTTCATTTTGGTCACTACCCGTTAGTGCTCTTAACTATTTCGTATCCACCGCGCCTCAATTCCAAGACAAGCATTGCGCAGCTTGCCCCTGTCAAATAGCCATTACCGGCCGGCTCTAGGCCAGATGGCCAATCGTGTGTAATTGACACTTTCACGAAGCGAAGCGCGTCAACTACGGTCAGGTCTATATCGTGCATGATATTTTCTATCCATTAATACCCACCGCTGCGATCAAGCGGTTTCGTGTTTCCTCGATTGCGGCATTTCGTTCGGCGCGCGGTAGTCCCTTGATATTTGGATTCTGCCAAAGCGCCACTAGGTCTTTGGCGATGGCGACGATTTCGGCGTCCGCTTCGCTTGGACCATCCCCGTCCGCCCTGATGGGTGATTGTGGTTGATCTTGAACTTTCCGCGACTCCGTAGCTTCATCTTCGATTGGCGTCGGTGGCGGCGGCTGTGATGTTTGCGCATCGTCATCTGGGAAGTACCAATCCAGCAATTTGCGTGCAAACTCGTTCGGTAAGAACTCTAGTATCGCATCGCCCTGCTCAAGCCTGCATTCATTGTAGAGGTCTATTATTCTGTCTCTCATGGCTTTCTGTAGGGCTATCTTTTGTGCTCCTGCCGGTAAGGCATAAAATAGGTCGCCAAGTTTGCGAACGCGCTCCTGCTCGGCCTGCCACGCGGCATCCCTTTCGGCCTGCTCTTGCGCTTTCGTCTTTCGCGCCATTCGGTCCCCACTAATGCGGTATCATCATTCGCCAACTTCACTTCGGCGGGTCTGGTAGGGGCTGCCATTTGGTGCATGTGAATCCGTGGAATCCGATAGGGACGCCGCGCACAGTGCCATCGGCGCTACGGTAGCAACGTCCAAAAGCATGGCACCCGTTGCCCTTCATTCCGCCGTCATCGACCCAAAGCATAATCAGCGGAGGGTCGGTTTCGGGGCTGGTCGGAGCCGTCTCTATCGGTTGCCACTCGCTCATTTGCCGTCCTTCCTGTCTGCGGTGTCACTGTAGTTCGGTCGCATCAGCGATGGCGGCGCGGGCGCGGTCGATAACCGTATGTATTGGTCCCGGAATAAACTCTTTCGCAGGGACGGCGTCATGCCAGCGGATTAAAGTTTCAAGCGCCGCCAGCATCTTCGGCGCGGCGGCGATCAGCGGTGCGGCGGCTTTCAGATACACTGTGGCAACCACCTCGCCCTGTACGTCATGCTTATCCAAGTCGACGATACGCCATTCTTGCAGGGGATTGCCTGGAGCGTCGTGCTGCTGTTCTGACTGCCATTGCGCCATCTTCCTCTCCTCCAAGCGGCACATTCTGCCGCGTCATGCCGTTCCTTGACTGTTTACTGCCCGTTCTCAGCTCGCGACAAAATGGTGACGCTCACCGGGATGACCTTGTGGCGATCCAGACCATTCCCCTTCCAATTTTTCTTCGAATTATCCAGGAAAGCTTGCGCGTCTTCTGCCGATTTGAATGTTTCCGGCGTCCAAATGCCACCGAGGTGGTTTTGAATGCCAAAACGGTCCGCGCTATAGCTTTCAGCCTCAGTCTTTGCCTTGTCCATAACCGTCTCCTGCCGTTCCTTGACTGTTCATTTACCGTTCTCTAGGTGGCGCTGGCCTTGAAATCATTGATGTTGCGGTTTGCAGACTCTTAACATTGGCCCTAAAGATTCCAATGGTTTAGATGCCCGCGCCACCCAAGCGCCACCTGTCCTGTTCTAGTCTCGTTCGCTCCGCGTTTCTTCACGGTTTGTTCGACCGTGACGCGGCCCGCAATTGCATTACTTCGGCGGTCGCCTTGGCGTCGTCCCGGCTGTATTTGCCGGTCATGCTGATATTGCTGTGCGTGGCCGTCTTGCGGATCATATCGCTAGGCGCATCGACGGCGAACGCCTCGGTGATCGCGCCGGCCCTGGTGTCCATGTTCCGCACCGTCGTGGGGATGCCGCACTCGGTCGCAAGCGCCCGCCACATATTTCGAAACGACTGCGGCTCCCAGGGCAGGCCGGTTGTCTCACAGACAATGACGGCCCCGCTCGCCGGCAGCCCGGCGCGCTCCACGGTTCCGAAGGTCAGCATCATCTCTTGCAGCACCATCGGCGCGTAGCGGATATCCGGCTCGCTGAGCTTCTGGCGCTTGCTGGTGATATGGTGGACGACCATGCTTTCGTCGATCTCATTCCAGCGCAGCCCGCGCAACCACTTGTCATGGCCGTTGGTGATATCCGAACTCCCGTTTTCCGGGATCGGCACCCACTCACCAATTACGTCTTTCTGCCGCCATGTGAACTCGAATTGAATGGCCTGCGCCAGCGCGATTGACGGGTATCCCTTGGTGCGCGCCAGATCGCGGATCATCGCGGCCTGCTCGGCGGTCAGCGCGGAATTGCGCGACTTGCCCATGGGGAAGCGAAGCTGATGCAGGATCGCGGATAGCCGGATGCACTGATCGTCCTCCAAAATGGTCACGCCGAACCCGACAAGATTGCGCAGCATCGTAATGACGGCATAGCCCATCGGTATTTTAAGGCCGCCATCGGTCCAGGTTCGGTGCCACCGCTTCAAGTGGCGCGCTTTGATATTTGCGATGGGCGTCTCGCCAACGGTCAAGTTCACGCCGTCGTCGTCCTCGTATTCCGTCCGGGCCAGCACGCGGCAGAGGGAATTGTAGTGCTTGCGGGTGAAGTAGCGGACCTCGCGGTAGGACGACAGTTCGTCCGTCATGTAGCAGTCAATCAAACCCTGCACCGTGCCGTCGTATTGGACCGTCGTATTCACCCCACCACGTCCCCAGACCAGCATATCGCTCTGGAGTCGCTGGCAGCGCTCACGAATGAGATTGATGGCGGCATTGGTAAGTTCTTCGCCCTGCCAGAAATAGATATTGACCTGCTTCGGCAGCACGCCGCGCTGGATCAAGTCGTCGCGGGCCTGCCAGCGGGCAGACCATCCGGTGCGCCGCCGCCGCCATTTCAGGCCGGGCGCGTCGTCAATTTTTGGCGGACTTGCGAGCATTGATCTTCTCGATATCTTTCACGGTGACTAGGCCGGCAAGCATCAACTTAATCAAAGTCTCAGCCGTCCCGGTTACACCTTCCTCTGCCCAGCGGCGCGACGTGCGCTCGCCTATCTTGAACAGCCGCGCCGCCCCGACCTGAGTCTGGCCAAGCGTTTCGAGGGCGGCACGGTATTGGGGGCCGGTCATGCCGCTACCTTCTCAGGGGCCATCTTGACCGTGCGGACCCTGTATTCCCCCGGCTCACTGTCCTCGAATTGAGTGCAATATTCGTTGCCGTGAATAGTGTCCTTCAATTCCCGTAGCGCAATCCGGCGCGTGCACGGCTTGTCGAAAGTCACTGTGACCATCACGGTATGAGTGCGCGATTTCATCCTGATCTCCATCACCGGGCATCATTGCCCTTGCTGATGATCCGACCATACCGGCCAATCTGGCCTAGGTCAATATGGCCTACGCACTTTTCCGTTCACGAAATGTTACAAGCTGCGCCCCTGGCTGGCCGGTCCTATACTGTTGATCCAGCCAGTCTTTTACCGCCGGCCAGTACCGGCGATTGCCCCATAGGGGCACGGGCTGTGGAAACTTGGAGCGCCTGGGGTCGCGGTCCAGCTCGTTGATGGCTTCCCGCGCGGTCTTCTCAGGCACGTTGAACAGCTCGATCAACTCCGCGTCGTTCACAAAGAGGCCGCCCCGCTTCTTGGTCCGGGGTTTGCGCTCCTTATGGTCCGACACGTCGGTCATCGTATCCGCCGCTCACCCGAGCCTGACCATCACAAGGAAAAATCCGAAGCAGAACAAACCACCCCCGACAAACAGACCGCCCTCGATTGCGAGGGTTACAAGAACTCCTAGCCAGAACGGGTCCATGGTGGTGCTCCTATTTCTGTGTCGCGCCCAAATACCGAATACCGACACTGCCCATGCCGTCAACGTTGCGACACACCTCGTGCCAGCCGACGATGATCTCGCGTTCGTATTCTTCCGGCGTCATGACTTTGTGTGGGGCATGATCGCCTCTTAGCCGCAGGGCTCCGCCCCTGGTCATGGGGTTATTACATTGGCAGCCGGCTGTCGTTTGACATTCCGGTCTAGAGCAAATCACCATGTTGTTTTCTCCTCTTATGCTAACGGCGCGTTAGTGGTTAGATCGGGTTCGTGGTGGTGTTCTTATTTCTCTTGTTTTGATTCTGCGGCTTGTTGCATCGCTACACTGGCAACCGCTTCCCACATGATCACGCGAAACTCTGCCGGCCATTTTTTAATGGCCATTTCAAGCCGGAGAGGATCAAGCGCATCGGCGGCCTTCCTCGCAATCCTCTCGGCAAGCTCATCTGGGTCCGCCATATCCTTCTCCCCTTATGCTAACGGCTCTTTAGCGTCGTAAGTTTCGAGCTGACCCGTTGCCTTGGCGATGGCGGCACGCGCTATTTGTTCGGCTTCTTCTTGTGCCTGATACCCTTCGGCAACGAGCATATTTTCCAGCGCCGCCAGCATCTCAGGCACCGCCAACATCTCTCCCGAATAAACCGCCTTGCATTCGATGCAGCGGAAGTGATTGCTGCCGTGGCATTTGACGGGAGGATTGAGCGACCAATCGATATTGCAGGTCGGGCAACGTTGCATCGCTTCGTTCATAACGTATTCTCCCTGGTGTCTTTTCAGACGTGCGGCTCTTTTGCCTTGGCGATGGCGGGGAGGGCAAGTGTGTGTACGCCGCGCATTAGCTCGGAAACATCATCGCTGTAGTTTTCCCATGCGGACGGGTTGCCGATGTAATATTCGAGATCGCGAATAAACAATTCCAGCGCCGCCAGCATCTCCCGCGCCGCGTCACTCACGGGCTCCGATTGCGCGCGCATTTGACCGACGGCTTCGATGGCGGCGATGATTCGTTCCGGTGTTAGCGGCGGCGTGACGAACGTTCCGCCATCGCCACATCCGACCGGCCGCGACCCGGCGAATGCGGCATTGACGGCGACTTTAATCTCTTCATCCGTTGCCATGACAATCCCCTCAGTTGCAAACGCCCGGCAGCCATAGCGGAACGAGCCCCGCCGCAGCGAAGATCACGGGTGCGATCATTCCAAGCAGGTGTTCGAATAGCATTAGGTTCTCCTCTTTAGCTGAACACTCTCTTGCCGTTTCTTTATGGTGACGTCTCGTTATCATCGTTCACGCGAACAGTCTGTCCTCGACACCTTCCGCGCTGGTGAAGGTTTTGATTTCCATTTCTCGCCGGCGCAACATCACCCAAGAGGTCATCGATCCATGACGATGCTGCCCCGATACGCCGTGACCGAATAGCGGCTCCCACCAGGGAGCCAACCACGCAAGGGCGCTGTCTAGCTTTATGCTGTGGTCATTCCACTTGAATGCCATCAGGGCATCAGACCTTGCGACTCGAAAGGCTTCCTTGGCGCACTCGCATACAATTTTTTGAATTTGCGCATGGGTCCAGTGGCCGTAGTTGTGTGCCATCTTGCCAGAGGCACCGTTGTTCTTGTGTGGTGGATCGAACACGATCAGGTTAAATTCATTTCCGACTTCCGCCGGCAACGCCCGCGCGTCGGCCACAATCGTAGGATTAACCTCTGGCCTGATATCAACATAGATTGCGTCCCTGTGGTTCTTGTCGAACCACACTCCGCGCCGGCCTGCTGAGATATCCAATATTTTCATTGTTGTTTGGTCATGTCTCATTATCATCCGTGGCCGGCGCGCTCAGACTCTGGCGCTGACCTTTCGTCCCATTCCTCTGGCCGCTTGCCCGTAACGTCTTGCACGGCGTCGGCGAAAGCATCCTTCATCAAACCCATAAAGGCCGCTTTTCGGTCTGGGTTGTTAGCGACCACGCCGAACATGATTGAGCCCAGCAAGAATGAGCCGTCCATCGTGCCCATTTGTGCGACGTAGGCGGACCAGAAATTGCCTTCTTCTCGAAACGCGAGACGCATCTGCATGTCACTCTCCGTCGAATGCCTTGGCGATCTTTTCAATGATTGGAGCGGCCGTTTCCTTGTAAGGGAAAGATGGGCTGGGAACGGTCACCATTACAATGGCCACCACCTGACCGCTCTCGTTGTGGAGCGCGACGGATGAGCCGACGACACTCGAATAAGGCACTATCTTTGATGTGAGTTTCATCGTTTGCTCCAATGTTGGTCGGTGGTCATCAACTGTTAATGCCGATCTCATCTCGCCGGACGCCACATTTCCATTGATCTGATAGCGCGCTCGTATTCGTTGCGGTCAAACACCGTCATGATGGCAAACCCATCTGCGGCAAAGTCGCCAAGGAATTTGCGTAGGTCTTTTGCCGGCATATTGGCAGCGGCAACGCCAGCCCACTTGCCGTCTTTATGGGCGATGTAAGCCCAGGGTTGTCCAGATTTCGGCTCGCTCATCTTGTCCTCTGGCAAATAGTTGGATGGTCAGGGCTGGTCACTATCGTTGTCTGTGATCGCGCACCAACAAAGCAGCTCCAGCTAAAGCCGCCAGTCCGACGCCGGTTGTCAGGCCAAGGTCCAATACCTTAATCGGTCGCTTGTATTTGATCGCAGTCGCGAGGGATTCGTCCGACATGCGTTGCGCGGCCGGTTCCGATAAAACGGCCCTTGTCTCCAGAGCCCGTTTAATCAGGGCGACACGCCTGCGCTGCGCTGCCTGTCGCATCTTGCGCGCCCGCGTTTTGCGCCGATCTCGGAAACACCTGCCTTTGTGGCTCATTGCATCCTCGGTTTTACTAATGGGCTGTCATCATCGTGCGCTCGGAAATCTCGTTTCTTGCTGCACACGGGCGAAGCACTCCAGCGTGGCACGGTCGGGCTGCCAGACAAGAGGGATGAGAGATGGAATGCCGGGGTAGGAGGCGCGGCCCACATCGTTCTCAATGACAGGGCACTGGCAACCCGGAAGATCACCGAATAGGCTGCGGTCGTATCGTCCGAAGAGCCACACGACATTGGATGGGCTTTCATAGCGGAGGCGCGCCAAGGCAAGCGTTATGGCGCCTGCGCCAAAGCCAGCCGCTTCCCCGAACCGGATCACGCGTTCCTCATCGGTCAGCCCCGGCGCGGTCAGGGCTTCGATCTGTGCCTCGTGCGCTATGCGCAGATCGGCAAGGGCTGAGGTTTGTTTGATAGTGCGGTTGCTCATCGGGGTGCTCCTCTAGAGTACGATTGTCATCGGGCGTTATCATACCTCGACGCCCAAGCTGTTTAGCTTTGCCTCATATTCGGCTATCACCCGGTCGCACTCCTTTTTCACCGCCTCACGGACACAATCGAGTGAGATGTGCGATTCTGGAGTCGAGCAGCCGGTGAATCGCAATTCTATAAAGCCGGACTCGGCGCAGCGGCGCAGCTCTTCACAGTTCTTGCGGTAGTTTATGAGCGTAACCGCTTCGTCGAGATCGCAGAGTTTCATTGTGTCCTCCGGCTTATGTTGATCAGTCGTTAGCGGCGTTCACTCCACCGCCGTCAGTTCGAACGGCGGTAGTGTGAATTTTCCCTTCCATGTCTCCCATGCTCGCGTCACCGCGCCTGTGCCCGGGAACAAGTCATACAATTCATCCTCTGGTCTTGCCCCGAGCAGCTCAAACGCCCAATGGCATACCGCCTCCGGCTTTGCGCCAGTCAGGCCGCGCTTGAGCGTGATTGACTCCTGAATGTCGGTGTCAATCCAGTCCCGCATGACTAGCCGCTTGCTGACCACGGGCTTGCGAGCGGCTCTGATGATGACCGGCTCCCACGCATAGGCGACGGGGACATTGCGCTTAAACGCGGCGAAGCCCTTGCGCCATGAACACCATCGGGCGGCGGTCGTCTCAACCAGAGGGCCAAGTACGGCCATGCTTTGTGCCGTGGCGGCGGCATGTAGAACCCACCCGTCAAATTCGGAATCCAGCCTGTCGATCAGCGCGGCGTGATCGACCTCACCGGCATAGTCCGGCTGATCGCGGTACAAGTGCGCGCATCCAATGTAAGGGGGGTCTGCATATCCGAGTTTCATGTTTGGTGATCTGTCATTAGTGCTGCGCTCTGATGATGATCTCGCCAGACTCGTGATCTCCAGTGTTGATCCAAAGCGCCATTGCCACGAAAATCGGGTCGATCATTTTCGTGTCCCAGAATTCCGATTCGCTCATTTCGTGCTGCTCACGGTGGCAACGGTTGCAAAGTGGAACAGTCCACCAATCATGCGGCTTTGCGCCGAGCCCAGGATTTTTCTTTGCAGCCCTTAGATCGGTCATGCGTATGTGAGCAGCTTCCGTGGCCGTGTTGTCGAGACAGACCAAGCATGGCAACCCGCGAATGAACCCCAGGTGGCCGTCATGGTGCTGGCGAGGATTGCGGAATTTCATTTCTTGTTTTCCGGCTGCTGCATTCGAGCGATCGCAAACCACTTGTCGCTACCAAATCTCGGCATCCCACCGAGGACGTTATAAGCGTGCCCCGACGCCTCTATCGGCACTTCGAATACAATTGCGACCGTGCTTCTAGTCTTGATGATCCGCCAATCCGCATACGTCGCGGTGAACATTGCCGCCTCTTGTTCACTCATGTTCTGACCTCGTAATGGCCACCTAATTCAGGGAAAGCCGCGTGCAGCCGATGGTGGCATTTGGCGCAAAGCCAAGTGACTTCTAGCGGCTTTGAGTAATCCCTATGGTGGGCATGTAGGTGATTGGTCGCTCCACAGATCGAACACGGTCCCTTTTTTAGCTTTCCATCGCGCAGGCCGTTGTTGACCATGTTCTGTGCTCTGTATGCGATTGGATGGTCTTGCCGCCATTTTTTCGATACCTCTCTATTGTGTTTTCGTCTTTTGTCGGTCTTTGCTCTGGCTCTGTCATATTCTTGAACTTTTGGGTTAGTGCGTGCGCGCTTGCGCATTGCAGACTTGTGGCATTCTTTGCATTTCGATAAGACGCCGGGGTAAAATTCCCCCGGCATCTTCTCTTGGCTGCATGACTTGCAGATCATTCTTCCCACCTAAAAAGGTATGGAGTCGTCGAGGCCGGTTTCTGCGGTCTCGCGCGGCGGCGGCTGTTGTGCTTGCTGCTTCGGATTGTCCTTCGGCTGCGGTGCACGAACGCGGACGGCTTCCACGGGCTTGCCCTGATAGTCCGTCATGATCGGGAACAGGATCAGCTCGCCACCGGCCCAATCGTCTGTTTCGTCGCCGTAAATCTGGGCGATGGTTTTGCTGTTGGTCTTGTTGCAGACGAGGCCCTTTTGCTTGCCCTTGAAATAGATGACCGGCTTCGTATCGTCCCCGATCTTCTCGATTTCGACCCGAGAAATTGTGACGCGGACGTTCTGATTATTAAGATCGGCAGCGGCGATGTATTTCGAGGGGAACACTTCCGAGACTTTCATGTGCTTATCCTTGTGCTAGACTTGTCGAGTGATTGCAGCCGATACACCCGCCGGAAGCACGCCATGCTTCTTTCGGTATTCCCTGGCTGCGGAGAGAATGGCTTCTTCGATCTTCTGATGTGGGCCTATCGCGGTTATCGCCTTGCTGTAGCTGTCGAGTACCAGCGTTTCCTTGTCGCGCAGCGATGCAGACCGCTTCCAGCCGCCGCCGATACGGACATGGGATTCACGTTCGGCTAGAGCGGCCTCTCGATTGGCTTTCTTGAACTCTGTAAACCGGCTGTCGGCTTCGACCACCACTTGCGTCACGTCAACGCCAAGCTCGCCGGCCTTGGCGTTTGCAATCGCCTCTTGCTCTTTGGCTTCGGCTTCGCGCGCCGCGCGTTCGGCCTCCTCGGCTGCAAGGCGTTTCTGTTCTGCCACGGCTTCCCGCCGTGCTTCCTCGGCTCTCAGAAAACACGAAAGGCGGTCTTTCAACTCGGCAACGATCTTGTCGAGGATGGCCGGCCTTTTCTTGTCCGTGTTGTGAATGGCCTTATAGCGTGAGTTGATTGTATCGACCTGCTCGTTAAGCGGCTTTACAAGCTTGATGCGCTCGGCTTCCAATTCGTCTGCGCATGATGTGGCCCGGTCCAGCAACCGCTTTGCTTCACGGGCGTCATCTTCGCTGGAAATCTCGGGGCGTTCTTTCATCCAATCGGACAATGCGTGCATGGTGTCATGCGCCGCCGATATCGTATCCGGCGGACTGTTGTGTCCGATTGACGCGATGGCTACTGACATTGTTACTACTCCGCTGCTTCCGCGATGACCTGCATTGCGTCGTACCGGCGCTGTGCCATTTGAACCACGGCAAGCGCCGTTCGAAGCTCGATCTCGGCCTGTCCGAGACTTTCCCGCGCCTTGGTTTCCCAGGCCGGGCGGGCGTCCAGGTTCCTGATGGTGGCCTCGATATGTCTGGCGTGTCGCGCAATAGTGTTGCCGCAATACTCAAGGTCTTGCAGCTTCGGCGCGATGCGCCTATCCCATTCTTTCAATCGCACTTTTTCCTCCTCCAACCTTGTTTCCTCCGCTATGATCTCGGCAGTGACCGCGATCAGCTTTCGTTCGATGACCGCCGTTGGCTGATGGCCGCGCAGCAAGTCCGCCTTCTTTTCGATCATCTCTCCCCGCTTGATCATCAGCTTTTGCAGCCGTGAAAAACTGGAAGCGGACGCCGACTGATTGCCGCTTCCTTGCATGGGTAACGAGTTCACAGGAGCACCCATGCGATTGCGATAAAGCCGCCGATGCCAATCAGCATCCATGACAGGATTTCAGTTCTGGCGGCCTCAAGCTGTTCAAGCCTGTTGTTGCGTGTCGTCATTATGAAAAATCCAGTCGTTCCATTTTGGCGATACTCTTGCGCAGCGACCTGATCTTCGCTGCGCGCATTTTCTCAGCCTGCACCACGGCTTCTTTGCGCGTCCGGTGCCAGTGTGGTTTGTGGTAGCAGCCGTCACGCCGGTTCAGGCCGGTCACCATTTTTTCGGATATATTAAAACAATCCTCGACATCGACCGAATAGATTCCCTCAGTCAAAGCATACTTGGTGATCCAAGCTATAAAGCGGGTGCGTTCGGTCATTCTGCCCTCGCGTGATAGGTGCGCGTATGGCGATGAACGAACCGCGCTCGCCATTCCATGTTGCGGTTGTACGAGACATGCACATGCGGCCCGCCGGGCGCGCGCGGGTAATCGATCGAGACGCCGCCGGGCCAGCCCCTCAAGCGCGCGTAAATGCAGCTTGGGTTGCCCCGCAAATCGACGGCGCGGTGACGGGCATGGTTCGACAGTTGCCCGGATGGAATGCGCGCGCCTGGACGATAAGCGGAAACCACTTTACTGCCGCAGGCCCGCACGATTTCTTGCGCCTTGGCCTTCAATGGCGCGACGATGCCGGCGAGCGAAATCGAATTGCCGTCGATGGCCGCGCGCACGATACGTTTCTTCTGTTTCGCCGGCTTGTGCCAATCGGAGCAGCCCTGTTGATTGCAGGTCACCGGCTGGGCATGGGAGACGAAAATACCGAACAAAATCCAAAAGCCGATTGCGAGGGCGAGCACAACAAGCCGCCACAAACAGCCACGGACCGGCTGATATGGATGACGCGGGACGCCGAAGTTGCGGCTCATGGCGCGCCTCCGGTGGCCTTGGCGACTGCCACGGTCTTCTTTTGGTTTTCTCTACCGGCTACGATATTAGCCGTTTGAAAACTGATAAATCTGCAATACATGCCTCTGGCATTACTCAGAACCTCCGGACGCGAACGCGCGACTCCTTCACTCTCCCATGTGATGGTTCTTGTAACAAACCATTTGCGGAGCCCGATTCCGTTATTGCAGGCGATCCAATCACCTACGATTGCGTCGGCTGGTATGCTGCTCATACCGCTGCCCTTCATTTGTGTTTATAGGTCGGCCTGTTATCGGCGCACGGTTCAAAATATTTACAGGCCTTCGCGTAATGCGGAACAAGTGGCCCCGCCACGCAATTCATCATTCGCGCGTACTTTTCGCACGGTGAATCGCGAAGCAGGCCGCATGAAGATAAATAGCCACCACTGTTCCAGTGAGCGCACTCGCGACAAGTCTTTCCGTCCGGACCAGTGCCGGCCCAAAAAGCCATACCAGCGTGAGTCTCCTTGCGCTTTTTGGCGAGATCGGGATTAGGCTCTGTAAGGTGAAGCTCTGGACTTTCCACTTCTTCCATCTCCCTGTCGAAATAGCTCAAGAGTGCATTAAATTTTTTTTCTGTCAGAAACAGAACATAACCAGCCTTGACACGCGCCTTGCTTCGGCGAGCGACAATCCACTTGTGCTGACCGGTATGTAGCGCAAGCCACACATTGAATTTGTCGCTGACATTTTTAACCGTTGTTTCTGCTAGCATCGCCTGCCTAGTCTCGTTTGATTCCATCAAAGAAGGGCCGTTTGTTCATGGCATGATCTCCCTTTCACCGGTCCAGTCGTCCAGCCGTTCGAATTCCTCGCAAGTCTCATCGCGCTTGGTCCGTTGACGGCGCGGGTCATCTTCATGCCTGCCTATCAGTGCGAGATGCCAATTCCAGTAAGCGAAGTCCTGTTCATCGCGCGTGACCGACAGGTCCCGTGAGATATCCCACCACCGTGCGACGATTGCCCGCTGATCGACCGGCGCGGCCTTTTCATATTCCGACCATGACGGATTGCGACCGGCGTAGGACAGCGCAGAGATGAGATCGGAGACGTTCATGGTTTTCATTTCCCCCGCATGAATGGATGCGGTTAGGCGGTAGAGCCGGTTGTTTTGGCGATGGCGGCGCGGGCGCGTGCGAGCGCGGCCCCGTAGGTCCATGGCCTCGGCATGGCAATTTCGTAATAGTTGCTTTTGCCGCCGCAGACCTCATGATGAAGCTCACTCGGCCGACTTGGTTTGCCGGTCACTTGTGAGATGTAAGTGTCCAGCAGGCATTCGCCTGTCGTGCACCAATAGTTGTATTCAGTATCGGGAGGCTGCTTCTCAAGCCACGCAACGAACGCTTTCAAAGAAAGTGGATCGGTTTTCGTTTCAACTTCCCACTTCGGATCGTAAAGCATCCTCTCTTTCCCTCTCGGCTGTTCGATGAACTTTGTGAGCGGGCACCGTGAAGATGCCCGCCTGCAAAGGTCA